CCAAAAACTCTGATTAATAGTAATATTTTTAGCGTATGTATAATCCATCCTCTTGAGGATTGAATGGTCGTTGTCAATATAATAGCTATCTGAAAGTTGCGGGAATAGGGTCAAAGTTTACCTTGTCAAATATTTTCTTTAAACTAAACGAAAGCGACTTTCTTTTCAAAGATCTTTAACAAAAAGATCGCGGCGATTAAGATCATATGTCTAAAGGGAGCAATATTATGATTCAATTAGACTTTTTTGAAAAAAACGAAACCAGAATATTACTAGAAGAGATTAGAAAGGTACGAGATTCATCTGAAGGGGTCCGCAAGAGCGTCTTTAAAAGAATCTCGGAGTTTGAGAAGATGCTGAGAGACATAGAGCAGATAAAGAAGGTTGGATAGATGAAGGAAAATCACATAAAAATAGGAAAAATGGGATGTATTGACTGCATTGCTATTGATTTGATGCCTACAAAAGAATTAAGTGAATATCACGAAAACGCTTTAATTCAATGCAATCTTGAAAAGAAAACATATATTTTCCCAGTAAAAAGGAAAATTGAGAAAGATAAAAATGGAAATTAACGTCTCACTACCAACGGCTAATATTGACTATTCAGGTTATGATGATCTACCAAATAAGGTCAAAATAACCGATTTCCAACTTCAAGCCTATTATTACAAGCGCTTTTATATGACCATGTCGCATGGCCCAATGTTTGATGGCCTTTTTAATGCTTTTAGACGAGTAATTAACCTAGAACTGGAGAACCAATGAAGAATTTATATAGATCAATATGTTTATTTGTAATTGTAATTACAGGCGGAATATACGCAGATCTCTCCGACGTATCCCCATATTGGAAAGCATATAACAATAAGGAATATGCCCTAGCCGAAGACTTCGCAAAAGAGATGCTTAAGACGCTTCACGAACAAAAAAAGCTTTGCTCCCCAGAAACCAAGGATATAAAAGATCAAGACTGGCTTACTCTCTATCTCATGCGCTTTTATATGTCCTATATGCAAAATGATATCGAAAAAATGAAAGTAACCAGTAATGAGATAAGATTTCTCTCAAGAACTAAATTTTGTCCAACTGAAACTGAAAAGGAAACTCCCAAATGAAATTAAATTATAAGATAGCATTTTTAGCTATAACTTTAGTCACCACCGGTATATATGCGGAATGCCCAAATCTTTCTATGGCCTGGAAGAATGTAGCTGAAAAGAAGTTTCTTCAAGCTGAAGATGAAATAACACAAGTACATAAAAACCTCCCTCATTCTAGATGGAGCCAAACCTTCACCGAAGATACAAATGCAGAAGTTGAGGAATGGGTACATATTTTCCTCGCCAAATTCTATGTTGCTTACTGTGAAAACAATAAGCAAAAAATGGAAGAAATAAACGAACAGATCCAGAATCTTATTCACCTTGAATTCGAGGGAAATCATGGCGGCATTAAATAGAATATCATATCATCCTTTAATTATAATGGCGCAGGAAACGGGCTGCGTACGTTTGGATGTAACCGATAAGCAATTAATCAAATCAATGACAAAGCGATATGGTAGGGACAATGAATTTTATTTTATTTTTTCCGCATCCCGCTTACACAAATCTGAAACGGATTTTAATTTAATCGCAAGGCCGCGAATTTGGAATTTGGTGAAACGATGATGATACGAACGTTTCTTTCAACCGACACTCTGGACTATTCTGGTTACAAGCCGATCCCAAAAGTCTTAGAGATAACGGATCTTTGCCTCAAACTTCATTGCTATTATAAATTCGAGCCTTCCCTTATGAATTTAATAGAGAAGATTAAAGAAAATCATCAGAAAGCCAAGACCTTTAGGATAGAACACGGAATGGATTAATAATGATAATTGACTGCATCTCAGATCTCCATGGATACTGTCCAGACCTTGAGGGCGGCGGCCTTCTTATCATAGCTGGGGATTTAACGGGCAACGATTCATACCCACAATGGAATGCTTTTTTCAATTGGTTAGATGAAACGTCTGACAAATATAAAAGAATCTGCGTAATCGGCGGAAATCATGATAACGTCTTGCTTCTTTCATCTAACCGGTTCACATATCTTAGGCGGGAAGAAAAGATAATCTATCTGGAGGACTCAGGAACAGAATTCGATGGGCTTAAGATTTGGGGCTCTCCATGGACCAAAACATTTGAGGGAATGAATCCTCACTGTAAAGCCTTTACATTCGATAATGAAGAAGAATTGGCCGAGAAATGGGCTTTAATTCCTGATGATACAGAGATCTTAATTACCCATTCACCACCATGTGGAATCTTAGACCAAATTGCATTTCATGAGAAAGATGCATATGATGAATATGCAGGATCCGAATCTCTTGCAAAGAGAATAGTCGAACTGAAAAAGCTAAGGCTTCATATCTTTGGTCATATCCATGAACATGGGGGACAGAAAGAAATGTACCTGAATAACCAGATAGTATTTATAAATGCATCCCATGTAAATGAAAACTACAGACCAGTGAATAGGCCGATAAGGATTGAGCTATGAGTAATTCTGCCATTATATGTAAAAAATGCGGACATATTTTGGATATAAGCTTAGGCGACGATCCCTGGTCTGAGAAGCACCTGATATGCCCCGAATGCGACTCTACTTATACGATTAGGTTTATATTAGAGGATGATAAGTCTGAGGATATTCACGCGGATCCTTAAAGAACTCGGGTAATTCGGGCCCAGAGCTATAAGCTTCAGATTTAATCCGCTCTAGATCATTTATTCCCATGCTAGTTAGAGGTCTATCGAAGAAGTGGGTATGTAAAACGTAGCGAAGAGAATCCAAAGCATGATCATTCTCTTTCTTAGGCTTATCAACGCCTGTCATTAAGCTCTTAGCATCCCATACATATGACTGAAACTCTTTAATGAGATTATCGCATTTGCGGCAGATCTTGAGTGTTCCGTTGTTTAGAAGATCACCCACCTTGCGGATACCATCAATGACCTCGTTATTAGCCTCATAGATGTTCGCAACTCCCTGACGCTGAAGCTCCACCCTAAATGAAACAGCACTTGGGTCGATGTAGATTGCCTTGACCGGCCTATCCGTTATGAACCGCTTCAAATCTGATGCGTATTCACTATCCGTCTTTTGCCTTTGATGTATCTTCGAATCGAAGTAATACTCGTCCTCAACCCACATATTAGGATGTTTATTAGTGTTAACGCCAACCAAAGTGAAAGCACAAGGGTTAGTAGTACCATAGTCGACACCGACGAGATAATATTGAGGGTTGTTTGCCGCATAGTCGATAACGTGGTATTTCGGGTCGAAGAAGTCGTAGATCGCACCTTCCGCCTGTACCCACTTACCCTCAATGAATCTCTGGTACCAAAGTCCACGGTATTGCCTCCTTAAGTATTCTCTTTCGTTGTCTGTGAGTTGGGGGTTGTCATCAAGAGTGAATTGCCAGGACTTGACGTCGGGGTTGTTTTCGAGGTAGTCTTTTTTGAGCCAATGATATGGCGAATCCGGATTCGTAGTAGCAAATATCTTAGCACCACCCATAGCGCAACGGCTAATAAGCATCTTAAACACAGACTCAGGAATAATTGTAGCCTCATCCACATATGCGCCCGCAAACGTAGGTCCCCTAATTTTAGATTCAGCCCGCTCATCATCTGCGCCAATAATATGAACAGTTTTGCCATATAGATGTAACTCCCTTTTACCTGAATAGTGCCTTGCATCTAGACCTACCATAAGCTCTAATTGCGGGAAAGTATTTCGTTTGAAAGCATCATAGGTTTTACAGATTAAAGCATATTCGCCTGCCGGTCCCTGCATAAGCTCTTTAACAAAGCGCCATAGGCTAATAAAAGTCTTCCCTGAACGAACAGCGCCTTCCCAGATGTTAATGCGAGCGTTAGATTCTCTAAATGAAAGAAGCTGTTTGTCGCTAAACATCTTCATGGGACCTCCGGAAGATTGGGCCCATTATAGGGCATCCAGTAATCTATGTCATGAAATGCAATGCAGTTCTTCTGTACATTCGGCAGTTCTGAATCCTCAGTCATAAAGCCAAATATTGGATAGGATCCTATAAAAGTCACGTCGAATATTTTCTTTTCAATTCCGTAAACCCAGCACCTTTGTCCATGGTGAGGCATGAAGCCGGTTAATGTCTTTTTATTGATTTTGGTCCAACAAAAGCTCGTCAATTCCCAGGCCTTTTAAAGTTTAGCGCAATATGTTTCCAGTGAATAAGCTCTTTTTCAAGCTCTCTGATCTGTGCTTGGCAGGCTTTGCAACCGAGAGGTTCAAATAGTTTTCTTATCCAGCTCATTATTTTTCCTTATGTTGGTTAGCTCAATTTGGGTGGCTCTCAGCTTTTTCATCAGCTTGATCTTATATTGAATAGTCTCCAGCCATCCTTCTCTTAAGAGTTGGATTTGCTCTTCAAGCATCTGGATCTTGTTCGAATCTCTTTCCATTTGGCAAACACAGTCCCGGATTAAGTCTATACAGTTCATTGATGTAGTCTTCAGCATTATCAAGCTGCTGTGTAAGCTGGTTATTTGATTCAACCCTAAAATGATTAAGATTATCCCAATTAGCTTGTCTTAAAGTAAATTGGTCCAAGGTAATCTTAAGCTCTATTATTTCACTTGCATAGGCCGTAAGAGGGTATTGCTCTTTAAATAGGAGATTTTGGTGTGTAAGCTTCTTTGCAGTTTCTCTAAGATCTCTCACTTCATATTCTAATTGAGCGATTTTCCCATTCATTTCTTGGATGGCAGATTCTCTTTGAAGGAGCAGTTCTTCGCCCCAGGCTTTGCGAGCTTTCTCAAGCTCATCCATTTAAAACCTCTACCATTTCGGATTCCACTGCTGGCTCTTCTTTGATGTCCTGAGCCTGAATGAATGTGACATTATCAGAGTTGACTAAAACCTCGCCAAATCGCAAGAAACCACCCTTCTTAAAGATTCTAGCATATTGATCTAATGCTGCATCTCTAGATTCATGTTCTTCGACTAGAACGGCATTGAATTGATCGCAATGTATAATGATTTTATATTGTGTCATCTTGTTCCTCTATTTCTCTGATTTGAACGACTTGGAGAAGTTTATGGTTTATTAGCATATTATTGAAGTCTGCTAACGGCCAGCCTTCTGAAAGCAGTTCCTTTATTTTAAATTGGGCATCTGCATGTGATTCTGCATGAATGGTTGAATGGATCTCGTTGTTACCGAAATCAAATACAACCTCAAATGTCTTTAGTTTTGGTTCCATCAGACCCATATAAAAAGTTTGTGATTTTTTTTACAAGATTTTATTTATATGCATATATGCAATATTGCGTGCCCTAATACAGAATCCATTAAATCTTAAGAAGCCTTCGGAATTCTTTGAATCAGATAAAAAATTTATCATGTCCTGAGAAACAGTTGATAAATCCGCTTCTGTCTCGATTTTATAGCTATATTTCTTTTCTTTTCCTTCGGCATTGGTGTAATAAATATTGGCTTTGAATCTATTCATTTTCTTTTATAGCTCGGTTTTCCGACTTATCTAATATATTCAGGAATTTTTCCACAAGAGTTTCGTTGGATTGTTTGTTAGAGTGATCTTCTTTGTCCCATCCGAATTTATTGCGCATGAGCATTTGAAGGGAAGCTGTATTTGCGTCTTTATTATCACCTCGGGCGCTATCTTCTACGACCTGTTCCCAGATTTGATATCCTTTAGATTTTGCCTGGACTATTTGTAAAGGGTCGAAAATATCTGGCTCATCTCTAATATATTTATCCATGGTTTCCCAAGTAAGCGTAAGATCCGGGTGATCAAACCACCATGATTTTTTTGACTTACCTTTAGATAGATGAGCTAAATATTGTGCAAAAGCCTCCTTTTTCAATTCCAGCGTAGAGAGTTTCTTTGCATATTGATTACCTGATTGTAGTTGGCTTGATAGCTTTCTTTGTTCTTCAGATATTATATGGCCTGGTTTGAATTGTCCTGGATTAGGTTTTTTTGCATTAGTCATAGAACTACTTTAATCCTTTAGTTCCAATCTTTACCAGTAAAATTATTTTTATGTCTAGTCCTTTTCTTCTTAGGTGATATAATGATTGGTCTTAATTGGAGATAAGATTGGCACCATTGAAATTCCTTTGCAAAAAAGCCTATGGTCGTACAAGCTTTTACCCAATGTGTGATAGAAGCAAAGCGTTTTTGAAGATCTTTAGGCGAACCGCTATAAGCGGGATATCTAATATGGGTTTTCTTAAGACCCTATTACCGATAGAAATTGATTACGAGAGGATTGAATGGAAGGATCAGAATTAAATCATTTTGATTTTGCAGATTTAAAAATTACGAGGGAGATCTGTACAAAATTTGATGCTATTATAAGGGAATATGGCAATGAAAAATTTTCTGAATCCATGTTGGCGACTATTCAAATTATGAGTGGGATGATCATAGCAGATTTAAAGTCTCGAGGATTAGCATTTGAGGCCAATTTAGATCCTTATTTTAATGCAATTGCCCTTCGAGTTTTTGGTTTGGGTGAAAGAAATGGAAAATAAGATTGTGGATTATGTTTATTCGCTTAAGCGTCTCCGTCTGATTGCAATAGCTAGCATTATGACCGTTCTATTGCTAAATGCTGAGGATTATTCTTCTCTTACCAAAGCTAAAACAGTGAGAAGTCCCAATCCCAAATCATCTTGAAAACTGTTAAAAATCCCATTACGCCATTTCTCCGTTATTCATTAAAGTGTCGTATGCTTCTGCTTTTTCTGCTTCCGACGAATCTTTGTCGTTAATTTTATCCCAAGCTTGATTATTTTCTCGATTTCTTTCTTTCATGTGTTCTATGTAAATCTCTTCGGATGATGGAAGGTGAACATCGATCAGTTTAGCTAAAACAAATGGTGTTGCTATTAAGGTGAAGACTATTGTCAGTTTCTTTCGCATAATACCCGGCTATGTGTAAGTTCAAATTTCTCATGTTATAAATTTGCTAGCCGGGTGAATTTTCTTCAAGTAGATTCTAAAAGTTGAGAGAGTATGTTTAATTGTTTTAGCTCAATATTGTCAATCAGAGAATCTATTTCCTCAGGAAATAGAGAATCACCGTATGTCAATAGGAGTAAGCAAGCTATTGGGAATTCAGGATCCAGGGTGGTTTTCGTCATATATTCTCATTGTATAATATGCCGTAGCAGTTGAGATTGAGATATTTTTTTCTATCTTCAATTGTCTTTGAATCTGGGCACTGGAGGGATATTCGTAACGTTTTAGGAATTTGTTTCTTATTTCTATGATAGATTGATATAAGTCTTCGTTCACTATTCTTGGTCTT